TAAATGGACTCCTCAAAATCCAGGACATATTCATGCAGGTTTTAATATTCCATCATATTTATCTCCGATGCTTACATGGAATGAAATTTTCAGAGAGTTTTTAGAAGCAAAAAAGAAGATGAAGCAGGGTGACACCACTTTAATGAAGACGTGGACAAATACTCGTGATGCAAATGTATGGGAAGAAAACTTTGAGAGAGTAGATGAACATATATTTGACAATAGATGTGAAGTATACAATGATGTAGTTCCTGATGGTGTTCTTGTTTTAACGGCTGGAGTAGATACTCAAGATGATAGACTTGAATGTGAAATAGTGGGATGGGGAAAATTTGGAGAGAGCTGGAGTATAGGATATTTTGTACTAGATGGAGACCCAAAATATCCTAACGTATGGGAAAAACTGGACAATCTTTTACTAGAACAAAGATATCGCCACGAAAGTGGCATAGAATTAAAAGTTATGGCCACTTGTATAGATACTGGTGGACACAGAACAAAATATGTTTATGCATACTGTAAAAAAAGATATGACTTAAATATCTTTGCAATAAAAGGGGATAAAAGTGTAGCAACCCCAGTTGTAAAAGGAAATCCTAGCAGAAACAACAAAGGAAAAATCCCACTTTTTAGTGTTGGTGTAAATGCTGCTAAAGATGTTGTACATACGCATCTTATGACACTCGATGAGGGACCAGGTTTCATGCACTTTCCTCAAAGAAATACTGAGAGTCATGAATTTATATATGATCATAGATATTTCAAACAGTTAACAGCAGAGAAAAGAGATGATACTGGTCGATGGATAAAGTTTAGAACTAGAAATGAAGCACTTGACGTAAGAGCTTACTCGATAGCAGCACTTGAAATCTTAGAGATGATTTACTATCCTGTAGATGGGATAGACTGGGATATATTAGAAGCTGAACTTCATGAGAAAATAGAAGAAGAGATAAATAATACTCAAATAGACGAAGAGACAGGTGAAGTTACAGCTAATGATTACAATGGCTGGAGGGATGACTACTAATGGCTGGAATCACTAAAAAATCATATTGGGATAAGCGTGAAAATCTTACAAATAAACCATCTTTATCATTTAGAACCATTGAAGTTATTCAGCATGTGATGCAGAAAGAAGAAGTTGCACTTGGGGTTGCAATAGAGATGTTAATTACTGAAAAAGAACTTTATGAAGAAGTTTTAATTGAATTAAACGATATTTATATAGATATATCTTAAATTATTTTATACACACTACACACACAAAACTTATAAAATATTAAGTATTTAGTGTGTATAATGTGTATTGTAAAGGGAGGTGAACATGGACGCAAAAGAAGTCCTGAAGATTTTAAAGAAAAATGGTTTTGAGTTGAAGTCCCAAAAAGGGTCACATAAAAAATTTGTCAAAGATGACAAAACGGTCATAGTTCCTGACCATGGGAAAGATGAAATCCCAATAGGAACTCTAAAAAATATAGAGAGACAAAGCGGATTAAAATTCCGCTAAACTCTCTAAACTTAAATAAGGAGAAAATATGGAGTATATAGCATTTATTCATAAAGAAGAAAATGACTATGTAGCAGTAGTGCCAGACTTAAACTTTACATCTAGTTACAGTGATACATTTGCGAATGTAGTACATAGCATAGTAGAAGCTAGTGAGCTTTATTGTGAAGATTTAAAGACATTGCCAAAAGCTTCAACTTTAGAAGAGCTAATGAAAAGAGATGATTTAGACTTAGATGAAAGTGCAATCCCTCAACTCATTAATGTAAAAGTTGAAAAATTAAAACGTATAAATGTGATGATGCGTAGTGATATTATAGAAGTTTTACCAGAGAGGTTGGTAGAATTTAATGGAAATCGCAGTGCATATTTACAAAACTTAGTAATTCAAGACCTTAACTCACACAATATAAATATTCTTTAAAAGAATTTTCACCCCTCCCATAGTCCCTCTTTTCAGGGGGAATAAATATAAAAATCATTATACGTAAATATTTTTCATTTAAAATACCATAAAAAATAAAAAAAAGGTAGGGTAAAAAATCTACCCTAAAAAAAAATTTCCTATTCTGCCAAAATGCTGAAATAAATAAATATTTCGGAGAAAGTTTTGGCTCAAACACTTGGTGAAAGATATGACTCCCTTATTTCAAAAATAGATAAAGCTGAAGATGCTCAGCGCATGCAAAAAGGTGAGCATAGTGTTGAGAGAGGTATTTTGTTTCGTTTATATGAAGAGCGAGACAGAGTACTTGAAGACATCAACATCTTTGGGCGAAACTATATCCCAGGTCAAAACACTCAACCGATTGGTGATACTTCTCTAGTGAGTTTTTCATAATGGCTATTTTAAGACAAGCTGTATTTAAAACTGCTAATTTCCTAAGCTTTGGTATATTTCAAGGTGAATTAGAGCGTGCCTACTATGAGGGTGCAAAAACTTCAAGACTCAACCGCGATTTTAATCTTACAAATAATCATTTTGAAGAACTAGCAGGAAGTGACCGTAATCTCTTAAAAGCTCGTGCAAGATGGTTATCTGCTAACAACCCTATAGTTAAATCACAAGATAAATCAATCATCAAAAATTCTATTGGTACAGGTATTGTAGTCCAATCTAAAGTTAAAGAAGAAGATTATAAATCATGCAAAGAGTTCAACAAAGCTATTGAAACTTTATGGAGTGAATTTATAAAAAAACAAAACTTTGATCTAGCAGGTTTAAGTGGTTTTATTGACTATCAAAAATTAGCTCTTAAACACAAGCTTATGGATGGTGAGATTCTTGTAAACAAAGTTTGGACCAAAGACAAATTGTTTCCACTCAAATTTCAGATGATAGAGTCAGATATGTTTGATGATACAAAGACATCAAATAAGTCAAACAGTGTATTCTCAGGGGTAGAGGTCAATAGTGTAGGAAAACCTATCGCTTATTGGTTGAAAGAAAAAATCAATTCATATAGCTCTAAATCTTTTAGCGCTGAAAATATTATTCATTTTTACGATAGAGAAAGAGCTACACAGTATAGAGGCATTACTGACTATGCACAAGTTATAAATAATCTAAAAGATTTTGCAGCGTATAACGATAGTGAAATCATAAAAAACAGAATCCTTGCATCTTTCGGCCTTTTTATTAAAACAGGTAATACTGCTGGGTCTTTGTTTAAAGATACTCAAACAGGAAAAGCACAAGGCAGTCCAGACCCTATTAAAGAGATAACTGCAGGGATGATTAAATATCTCAGACCCAATGAAGAGGTGCAAACTGTTCAATCAAACCAACTTGGAACTTCTTATAGTGACTTTATAACAACAACAGTACGTCTTATATCTGCTGGACGTGACCTTTCTTATGAACTTTCACTTAGAGACTATACAAAAGTGAATTTTTCATCTGCAAGAGCTGGACTTATTCAAGACAATAAAAGATTTGATGATGAGCAAAAAAGTATGACTGATAATCTTTTAACTCCTATGTTTGAAGCCTTTGTAGATTCAATGGTTTCAGCAAACAGATTAAAAGCTCCAAATGACTACTGGATTGCAAAACACAAGTATATAAAACCAGTATGGATAATGCCAAGACGTGAATGGGTTGACCCAGTTAAAGACATTAATGCTATTGAGAAAGAGATAGCGCTTGACATAAATACTAAAACAAAAGCTGCTGCAGCAAAAGGTCAAAACTTTGAAGATATTGTTGATGAAAAGATAGCTGAAGAAGTGATGATAAAAGAAAAAAGAAAAGCAGCATGCTTAACTACAACAGAGGAGGAAAATGATGCCAAAACCGCATAAGGTTATACAAAATGTTCAAGGTCACAACTTTGACAGAAAAGCAAATGTACAAACTACACTTATAAATGAAGAGTCAAGAACAGTACCTTTTATTTTAATATCAGCAGACAATGAAGGGGAAAGATTTGATTGGTGGAAAGATGAAATCTATCTTGAAAGACTTGATGTAAATGGAGCTAAATATGATGGACTTAAAACTTTTTTCAAAGACCATAATCGCTCAGTTGATTCCGCCATAGGCAGAGTTCAAAACGTAAGAGTTGAAGGTGGTCAACTAAAAGGTGATGTTGTTTTTGGAACTGACCCTGAGAGTGAAACAATCTTTAGAAAGTATGTTGATGGAATACTTACTGATGTTTCCATAGGCTACAAAATCAACACAGTAACAGTGGAACAAAGGAAAGATGATCCAGACATTGTGACTGTAACTGATTTTGATATACGGGAGCTTAGTGCTGTAGGTATTGGATTTGACAAAGGTGCTACCGTTGGTAGGAATAGTGAATTACAAAAAGGAGATGATTCTATGAATGAAAAGTTAAGAGCTGAGTTAGAAAAGCTTAGAAAATCAGTTGATGATTTAAATGATACACAAAAAGCAAGATTAAAAGAGTTGAGTGATCTTGAAAAAAGAGAAGCTGAAAAACTAGGTAATGGAATAGAGATATCTGCTGCAGTAACAGCAGATAGAGAAAGAGCATCATATATTTACTCTTTAGTTACAGCTGGTCAAATTGATGCACAAAGAGCTGCAGAGTTTGTAGGAAATGGATCAACCATATCAGACGTAAATCAATTTGTATTAGATCAAAGAGTATCATCATCTAATATATCTACTCCAAATAATGGAGATGATGCAGCAGATATGAGACGTAGTATTGAAGATGCTATGTGTATAAGAGTTGGGTTTACTCCTGCAAATGTAGTTGATGGTGCGCAAAGATTTATGGGTGCATCATTGTTAGATATGGCTCGTGCTTTTACAGGCTATGACGGTTACGATAAGAAAGAGCTCATTTCTCGTGCTATGAGTACTTCAGATTTTCCACTTTTACTTGGAAATGTTGCAAACCGTGTTATAGCTGGTGCTTTTGATGAGGAAGAGGGTACTTTTGCTCTTTGGACAGAATCAGTCGAACTTCCAGATTTTAGAACTAGAAACGAGATTGCTTTAAAAAATCAAAATGGTCGTCTTGAAGAGCTAAAAGAGAA